ATTAATAAAATAATTAATAAAATAATTAATAAAATAATTAATAAAATAAAATAAAATAATATAATGTTTCATTTGCTGAAACTCTTATCTATTATTGCACTAATAGACTATATGATTTATATTTATTATAAAAAAAAATATAATCAACATATAAATAGTGATACTTATAAATATAGAATAATAATTTGTTACATATTTTGGTTTATTATTAGTTTTTGTATTACTTATAATTTATTAGAATTTACTAATACTCATTTTATAGTATCTATTTTATCATTAATATTATTTTTGATTTTGAATATATATAATAAATGTAGAATAAAAAATTATTCGATACAATTTATGTGTACTGATATAGTATTTGGAATTATATTAAGTAATCTATTAATGTTATTACTATTTTTTATAAAATAACTCGTTATTTTATAATTATAATAATAAATTACATACTATAATGACTGAAAATAATTCTGATAATTTTGTTGATAATTCTGATAATAATTCTGATAATAATTTAAATAATATATTGAATTCATTTAATAGTGAAAATGGTAATATGAATATTGATTTAGAAAAAACTTTAAAAGAAGGTGATCTAGGTAATATGGTAAAACAATTTACTAATATTATGTCTAGTTTAAATCAAAATAATGAAAATGTAGAAAGTGAGGAAGAGTGTGATGAAGAAATGGAAGATGAAGATTTTGAATTAGATTTAAATAAATATTTTATAGCTAGTAATGGTAAAAATATATGTGATGTTTTATTGGATATTAAAGAAGAATTGAAGAACATTAATAATAAATTACAATAAAAAAATATTATAATATATATATGTTAAGGTGTTTTGATAACTCACCATTAATAAATACTTTAATTATTTATTTATTCGTATTGTATTTAATAATTTCAAATAATACAATAATAAATGATGAAAGTTATGTAATATTACCATTACTTATATATTCATTTTTTGTTTATATGAAGATTAATAATTAAATATAAATAAGTATAAATATTTTTTTTTTTAAATTGATATAATTTATATTAATTTTTAAAATGGAACAAAAAGGATATTTACATATTATTTTTGGACCAATGTTTTCAGGTAAATCAACTACTTTATTAAATGAAATTAATCATCTTAAAATGTATAAAAAAAAAATACTTGCTATTAATTCAAAAAAAGATACTCGTGTAGATAATAATAAAATTTTAACACATAATGGTTTAAAATATGACGCTCATAAAGTGAATGATTTAAAAATAGAATTAATAGATGATATATTAAAATATGAATATGATACAGTATGTATAGATGAAGCCCAATTTTTCAATAATTTAGAAAATTTTGTAAAAGAATTATTAAAACATAATATTTATGTTATTGTAGCAGGTTTAAATGGAGATACGAATCAAGAAAAATTTGGATATATACTTGATTTAATTCCATTAGCAAATAATATTACTAAATTATCAGGTATATGTACAGTTTGTAATGATGGAACAAAAGGAGATTTTACAAGTATAAAACCTAATATAAATAAAAATGAACAAATATTAGTAGGTAGTGAAAATATATATCAATGTGTATGTAGAAAACATATAATAAATTAAATATAAATTAAATATAAATTAAATATAAATTAAATATGAAAATAGATTTAAAAATAAATTATTAATATGAATTAAATGTGTGGTATATTATTTTATCAAGGACAAAAAGATTTATCACAAAATGATTTAGAAAATTCCATAAAAATACTAAATTTAAGAGGTCCTGATAATTATAATATATTAAAAATTTCAGATAATAAAACTATGGGATTTTCTAGATTATCAATTAATGATATATCAAATAATGGAAATCAGCCATTAATTAAAAATGATATTTTTTTAATTTGTAATGGTGAAATTTATAATCATAAAATATTAAAAAAAGATAATAATTTTATTACTCAATCTAATAGTGATTGTGAAATTATTATTCATATGTATGAAAAATATGGAATTCTTGAAACATTAAAAAAATTAGATGGAGTATTTGCTTTTGTGCTATATGATAAAAATAAAAAAAATTTATATATTGCAAGAGATCCTTATGGTGTAAGACCATTATTTATTGGTTTTACAGAAAATAATGAAATTTGTGTTTGTTCTGAAATTAAACCTATAAGTACATATTGTAAACATATAAAATCATTTAAAATTGGAAGTTATCTTGATTTATATACTGAATATACAGAAGATATTGCATTACATTATAATCAATATCATAATTATAATTTTAAATTTAACAATGATAGTGAAGAAGTTATAAAAGAAAATATTAGAAGATTATTTACAGATGCTATAAATAAAAGACTTATGTCAGATAGACCTATTGGTTGTTTATTAAGTGGTGGACTAGATAGTAGTCTTGTATCTGCACTAGTTGCTAAAAATTATGAACCTTATACACTAAATACATTTTCTATAGGAATGAAAGGTTCAACAGATTTATATTATGCTAATTTAGCAGCTAAACATATTAAAAGTAATCATCATAATATAGAACTAACAAATGAAGATTTTTTAGATGCGATAGAAGAGACTATATATATGATTGAAAGTTATGATATAACTACAGTAAGAGCATCGGTAGGAAATTATTTGGTAGGTAAATATATTAAAAATAATACAGATTGTAAGGTAATATATAATGGAGATGGTTCTGAAGAAATTATGGGTAGTTATTTATGGTTATCAAATATAGATAATGAAGATGATTTTTATATTGAGAATCATAAATTATTAACGGAAATAAGTTATTTTGATGTTCTTAGATCAGACCGTTCTATATCGGACAATGGATTAGAACCAAGAGTTCCATTTTTAGATAAAACATTTGTAGACTATGTTATGAGTATTCCTCCAAAATATAAAATGTTTGGAGGAAATGTGATTGAAAAAAAAATATTAAGAGAAGCATTTGAATCAATGAATCTATTACCACATGAAGTATTATTTAGAAAAAAAGAGGCATTTTCAGATGGTGTAAGTTCACAAGAAAAATCTTGGTTTACAATTATTCAAGAACATTTAGAAACTCAAATTAATGATAATGATTTTAAAATACAACAACAAAAATATACACATAATACACCATTAACTAAAGAAGCATTATATTATAGAAATATATTTGAAAAACATTTTAATGGTCATAGTAATATTATTCCATATTTTTGGATGCCTAATCCCAAATGGTGCAATGTGTCAGATCCTTCTGCTCGTGTATTACATAATTATTCAAAATAAAAACAAATGAAAAAATAAATAAAAACAAATGAAAAAATAAAAGTTAAATACAAGTTATTAATTATTTAATATATATATATTTATTTTAGAATATCTTCCATAAGTTTATTTTTATATTCATCTGAATATTGATCAGATTCTAATTTTTTCATAATTTCTTCAGGATTATGACCATTATTTTTAATTTTATTCATAAAATTATTAATCATTTCAGGACTTACTTCATTATTATTATTTGAATTTTTAAGCATTTGTTGTTGTTTATGTTGTTTTCTATACTCTTCAATAATATGTTTTCTTTCATCTCCTTTTTTACCATATAATGGATCAGATTGTCTTGAATATTTATCTTTAAGTAGAATTTTCTTATTTAGTTTATCATCTTCTTTTGTTTTGATTTGAAGTTCTTTGTTTAATTTAACTTCTTGGTCAATTTTTTTTAATTTTTTTTTGTTACTACATTTAGAAGAATCGTTAATCCAAGCTTCAAGCTCATCAATAGAAGAATTATGAGTTGGTTGAGTCTTAGGCATTTTATATAAAATATATGAAAAATCAATTTTAAATTATTTAATTATGTTATTTAAATTTAAATTATTTAAAAAAAATAATTATTAAAATATGGAACTAGAAAAAAATAATAGTAATTTTATTAACGATTTATGTAATTTAATGGAAAATAAAAAGTTTAGAAATTTTTATAATAAATATTTTACATTTTGGGTTAATATAAATACAACTATTATGTATTTTAAATTATATGAAATAATTAATATTTCATTTTCTAAAAAATTTAATAGACCTATAAAAAAAAATGAGATGAGTTTTATATTACATAATATTATTAAAAATAATATATTAAGAAATATAGTTATAAATAATTACGAATTATTCAAAACTTCACATGAATCATATTTACTTACTAATATCAATTATCTTCAGTAATTTCATATATAACTTCTTTTTTTTTTTCAATATTGTTATATAACCATTCTAAACCTTCCATTATACCCTTATTGTATATAGCAGTTGTTTCTTGAACAAACCATTTTTGTTTTATTTTATTTATTTCTATTAATTCTCCTATTTTATCTATAGATAAAGCATTAGGTAAATCTTGTTTATTACATAATATTAATAAAACAGCATTTTTTAGTTGTTTTTCACTAGTTAAATATTGTAATTCATGTTTAACTTCATCCATTCTACCAATATCATTACTATCTATAATAAAAATAATAGCATCTATATTATTATAATAATGTCTCCATAAAGGTCTGATTTTTTCTTGACCTCCTACATCCCAAATAGTCATATTTAATGATTTAAATTTAACATTTTCAACATTAAATCCTACAGTGGGAATTGTAGATATAATAGTATCTAATTTAAGTTTATATAAAATAGTTGTTTTACCAGCACTATCTAAACCTAACATTAAAATATTAGCTTTTTTTTCAAATAAAGATTTTAATTTATTATAACTACCAATTATATTACTCATAAGTATATTACCCATATAATTTATTTATAATATAGATTAGATTATAATTTTTATATCGTTTAAGTTGTATATTTAAATATTATTTACTATTAATTCTATAATGATTAAAGAATTGATAGATAATAAATGTATAAAATTAGGTAATTTTACATTAAAAAATGGAGAAATATCTAAATATTATTTTGATATGAAAAATTTAATTTCTAATCCAGAATTACTTATGAAAATAGGTGATGCTTTATTTGAAATATTAGATGATTTTGATATAATATGTGGAGTTCCATATGGAGCATTACCTATAGCAACATATATTTCTACTAAATATAATAAACCATTAATTTATGTAAGAGATTCAAAAAAAAATTATGGAACACAAAAATTGATTGAAGGTACATATAAAAAAGAAGATAAATGTGTTATTATTGATGATGTAATTACTACAGGTAATTCTTTAGAAAATGAAATACAAATTTTAAAAAATGAAGTAACATTAGTAGATGTAGTTGTTATAATAAATAGACAACAAAATCATATATGTTCAATGAAAGTTAAATCATTATTTTATAAAAATGATATTACTAGATATATGTTAGATAATATAAGTTCTGAAAAAAAATCAAATTTAATTTTTTCAGCAGATTTATGTGATTATAATAAAATTGTAAATATATTACATAAAATAGGTAAATATATAGTAGTATGTAAAATACATTATGATATTATTGATAACGTTAATGATTTTATACCTATTTTAATAGATTTATCAATTAAATATAATTTTTTGATTATGGAAGATCGTAAATTTAATGATATATCTTATATAGTAAATATGCAATATAAAAATTATAGAAATTGGGTTGATTTAATAACTGTACATTCATTAGTTTCAAATGATGTTATATCTAATTTATCTGGAGTACTAATTGTTGCTAATATGTCAAATAATAATTATAATTTTAATACTAAGGCAATCTCTTTAGCAGAATCAAATATAAATAATGTTATTGGTTTTATAACACAAGAAAGAATAAAATGTAATAATATGATTTGTATGACACCTGGAATATCATTAGAAAAAAAAAATATAAAAGATCAAAATTATAAAATAAAAAAAGATGTAGATACCGATTATATAATTGTAGGAAGAGCTTTGTATAATTCTGATAATATAGAAAATGTTATTAAATTATTACTTTAATTATTACTTTAATTATTTACTTTAATTATTTAAAAATTAATACATTTAAATAATTAATTAATAATATAAATAAAATAATAATTACAATAATTATTATAAAATGTATTATATACATAAAATTATAAAAATTATAATATGATTTTACTGTTTTTTGATTTAATTTTAACAAATCAATACAATAATCAATAAAAATATTACTCCATATTTTACTATTTTCTGTTTTTTCAAGAACTTGATAACACAATGGTTTATAATAAAAATATTTTTTATCTAAAAATGTATTATACCACAAATCATGTAAATCAAAACTAATATATTTATTTTTAATAGCTATATTATATTTTTCAATTATTATTTCACGACTTTTTTTTGAATAAATAATAGAATGAGCTTGTCCATTAAATAATATATTGTGGAATTTATGATTCGTCGAGGGACTAAATAATATAGGTAAATTACCTAAATATAATAAATTAAAATCATTATTATTAATAAAATAGGATAAATCATTTATTATATTTTTATCATTAATACTATTTGTAAATAAAAAATCATCTTCAAGTAATAATATATTATTGTAATGTAAAGAATGTTTGAATACTTCTATATTATTATATAATAAATGATAAGAAGTCGTTTGTTTTATTAATTTATTATTATAAAATTCAGTATATTTTTTATTTATTTGAATAATATTTGTCTTACATAATTTTAATTGATTTAGTTTATTATAAACATCTTGTAATCGTGGAGAATTTTCTAATGTTATTACATAAACAGCATCAATACAATCATCTAATAAACCTTTATTAAAATTTATATATTTATAAGTATTCATTAGTTAAATACTATATTTTTTTTTGTTAATTAAATCTTTTTGAGTAGTTTTATATTCATTAAAATATTTGTTAAATAAATAATTAACAAATATTTCAGGTGTATTTGATATTTCAGTTGAGTTAAACATTAATTGAACCCAATTATTTTCACAATCTTTTTTAATTTTTGTTAAAAGATATAAAGTATTTGTAAATTTTAAAGATAAATAATTATCTTTTTTAAATTTACTATATAAATAAGAAATAATTCTCCATAAATCAAATGCAAATAATATAATTTTTATATTAGATTTATTTAATTTTCTATAAATTTTTTTTTCTAATTTATCATCTTTACTAAAATGATCTTTATAAAATCTTTTACATTGATGTATTATTTGACATTTTATATCACTAAAATCATCAGTATCAATAATCATAGATCTACCAAAATCCCATATTTTTAATATATAACCATAATTTGGTATATAATAATCATTATTATTTATATTATATAACCAATATCCATTTAATTCTACATTGCTTATTAATATATTACCTCCATGTAAATCAAAATGACAAATTTTAGCTAATTTATGAATGCTATATATACCACTAATTATTTGAAAAATAAATGAATTAAACATAGAATCATTTATTTGTTCTATATAATTATTTGTTAATATATCTTTTAAAGAACTATCACATAATTCATTCAAAATACATAATGAATTATTACCAAAACCTTTTTTATTATTCATTTTTTTTAAAATATCTTTTTTAGATTTATCATTTTCTAAGTTTTTTCTTATTGATAAATTATTATAATATTTAATTATATTAGGATTAATATAATCACATAATTTACATTGATTACATATAAAATATAAATAAATAATAGGTACATTAGGACAATTATGATTTTTTATTAAATTATATATCATTTTTAATATATATAACTCTTTCCATGATTTATAATTTAAATCCATAATTTTATTTGATTCAGAATGTATTAAAGGAATTAATTTAAGAGCACAATATAATTCCTTATTATCAATATTAATTTTAAATTTATAAGCTTCTGCATCAACACTTCCACCTACTTCACCTAAATGACATACAATATGATTTTTAAAATGTTTTTTAAAGGCATTAATAGATAATATAATTAGTTCTTCGTGTTTTAGTTTACTAAATTTACTTTTAAATAAATTTAAAAAAGTTTCACGAATCATCAATGCATATTTTTTTCTTGATGAAATATTAACTAAATATTTTAAATCTATCATATAAAGATATATATATATTTATTTATATTATTTATTTAAGATATAATTTACATTATTAAAAATTAAAATTGATTTTAAAGTTTTATAATTTCAACTATGAATAAAGTACAACAGTTGTTTGAACTACAACTTAGTAAATCTATAAAAACAGTTAGTTATACAAATAATATTAAATATAATGAATTATTTAATTTTGTTAATAATACATATAAATTTAAATATATTGAAATTATAGAAGATGATAATAACGAACTTATAAAAAAAAAATTAATATATTTATTAGATAATGTACCTAGTTTTATTAAAAAAAATAAATCTCTCACTAATATGACACAATGTTTTATAGAAATTGCTAGAAAAGATAATATAGATACTTCTATTATTACAGAAGATTATATTAATAATTTACTAATTTCTTATATTGAATCAATTATTTAATTTACTATACTACCTAATTTTGTAGCTGTAGATTTTTTAGATAAATTTTTTTGAAATATAACACCTCTATATAATTTATTAAATTCTAATTCTGGATCAGTATCATTAATATAATCTTTAAAATCAATTACCGAATTAATAGCTGACATATTTGATATAGATTCAGATAATGGATCTTCATACAATGTTATATTATATTTTTGAAATGTATTACTTAATTGTTCTAAAGTTATAAGATTTTCTTCTTTATAATCTTCACCCTCTAATGTTCCAAATTTAACTAAAATTTTAGATTCAGGGTTTGTAGTTGATTTTTTTAATGACCAAAATTTACCACTTACTATATCACTTTTATTTTTTTCAATCAATTCATTTACAAATTCTTTTTCCATAAAAGTACAAGCAAATATACCTGATTCTTTTAATTGTAAATCAACATATTTACAGAATTTTTCTAAATCAAAATAATGAATAGCAAATTGACAACTTATAAATTCAAATAAATTTTTATTATATATTTCTATGTTTTTTATATTTTTTATATCATCTAATATTTTTTTATCAAGTTTAGTTCTATCTTCAAAATCATTATTATTATCTAAATTATCTTTAGTTTTTGGATCTACATATTCAATATTATCCATTATACTATTATAACTATCATTAACTGTTGTTTCATTATTATATAAATTAAGATCACCTGTTATAAAATAAACATTATTTTCATTATAAATATCAGGTAATTTTTTATTATTATTTATTAAATTATTTTTATAACTAATAAATCTTCCACGAGCATTATTATTATCAAACTTATCAGTATATTCAATATTTACACTAGATTGATCTATACCTAATATAAATTTAACTCCTCCTTCTTTTTTAATTTCATTTCTAGAATTATTTTCTTTAAAATTTGTATTTAAATATTTTAATAAATCCCCTCCTCTACCGGATGCTAAATCTAAAACTTTTATATCATTTTTTAAATCATCGTCATTTTCCAAAATAGATATAACATTATTAATAATAAGTGTCTTAATTTCATTTTGTTTTTTTCTTAATTTTTTCTCACGATCTTCTATTCTAGATACATTATCAGTTACATAATATCCACTTTTATTTGTTGTATTTTTTATATTAGTTATATATTCTTTTGTTAAATTATTCATATCTTCTAGTGGAATACTATTAAATGTATATTCAATTATATCATTAATAATATGAAAATTATTAGCTGTTATTTTATTTTCTCTTAAATATGTTTCTGTTTTATCATGTCTTATTTTTAAGAATCTAAAACAATCTTCTTCTGGTTCAAATACAACTTCAATAACCTTATTATTAATTAAATTATAATCCATTTCTATACCAGCTTTTTTTACTCTTTTTTTATGTAAATCTACTATATAAGGTTTTAAACACATTATATGACATTTTATATAATCTTTTTTTATTTTATAACCACAATATAATTCTTCATTAATAACTAATACATCTATACTATTTTCCTCTAAAGGTTTATATTTTAGTATGGTATTATAAGATTTATTATCAATATTATTTAAATCATTACCTGGCATTAAAATTACTCCATCTATACTGTAGTCATATTTTTTTTCATAAATTTTACTAAAATTAGTTAAATCACTATATTCTTTACGAATACATTTAATAAATATATCATTTGATAAATATTTAGTAGATTCTGTTAATATTTTATTTTCTAATTCAATCATTTTATTTATACGTGTATTTAAATCCTCTGTATAAGTCTCTTTTTTATTTAAAATATAAATATCAAAATATTTATATTCATAAACATTTTTAGCATCTTCAGGATAATATAATAATTCTCCATCCAAAATACTATTATTAAAATCAGATGAATTTAATTTTATACCTGTTTTTAATACATTATTATTTTCATTAAATAAATATAATATACTTTCTTCATCTATGTACATAAAATATCTTTCTCCATCTGCTTTTTCAGTAATTTTATAATTTAAATTATTAGAATCTAATACATCTAACATATTTATTATTGTTTTTTTAGTAAGTGCTAAGGGTTTAGGACCTATTCCATTATATTTATTTTTATTTAATGAAGTAAGAATTAAATCCTTATATTTTCTATTAATTAATATATTTTCTTTTTTACTTATATTAAAATAACCTTCATTATTATATTGATTAAATTTAGTCATTAAATTAATCATATTTATAACAATTTCCTCTGTTAAATTATTTTCTCCACTTGGTTTCATAAACTCTATTTCTACTTCAATTTTTTCTAATATAGTATCAATATTGGATAATAATATATTATGACCTTCAGTCTGTTTTACAATACTAATATCTACTCTATAATTTTCTTCAAATTCAAATGAAATTCTTTTTTTAAATCTATATGTTTTTTTAAGTTTATTATATAATTGAATAAATTCTGTTTTTTTAAGTTCATCAACAATATTATACTCTTCTTTTACATTTATTTTTGTGTTTAGATCTTCGATAAATTCTTTTAAAAGTGTTTCTTTATTTTCCAAAATATAATCATCTGGAAATTCATATATATTTTCCATTTCTTTTTGTTGTAAATTATATTCCATAGTACAATGTTCATTAATAATATTACTTGTATCACTTTTAATAGATAATCTATTATTTTTAATACCTGAAAGAAATATATCTAATATATAGACTTCACTTACTTTAGTTGTTTGAACTGTACGAAGATATTTTAATAGTTTTTTTAATGTTTTTTCATCTACATTAGAATTATAAACTAATTCTAATTCTAAATTAGATTCAAAATTATATTTATCTATGATAGTTGAAATATTTTTTTGGTTTATTAAAAGATCTGTCATTATATATATATATTATTTTATTAAATCAATTTTATATCTTTTTAATAAATTATTTCTTATCTAATAATTTTATTTTTAATTCCTCAAATAATTCACTTTTTTTTCTATTTATTTTTTTATCATTTTTATAATAATGTAAATCAATATTATAAGATATACATATATCTTTCAATTCATTTAAATTTAAATTCTTCAATCTATTTACCTGTTTAATTTCATCCTCAGTTATTTCAGTTTTATTATTGAAAATTATTCTTATATCAAGAATTAGTTCCGAAATTATTTCATTTACTATTTTATTATCAAATAAATATAATACATTATTATTATCTATAATATAAATTGGTCTAAATTTATTATTATTTTCTAATAATATTATACTATGTATATTTTTATTATATTCATTTACAAATCTATACTTATTATCCTTAATAATTATAATATTTAATTCTATATAAAATGATATATATTTATATATATTTTCATCATATTCATAATTACTTATTAATGTAGTATGTATATTATTTTTTTCAAATTTAATAGAATTAGGTAATGATTTATATAATTTTTTTTGAATTAAATCATTTGCTAATTTTCTTCTAAATATATTTATATTTTTAATACAATCATTTTTAGATATATTATCAGTATCTATATCAATGCTTCTTAATACAGCTTCTAATATACTATAATATTTTTCATGTTTTTTATTTATTTGTTGATTTATCTGTTTTTGTATATTCATATTATTATATTAGTAATACACTTTTATACTATTTATACAATAAATCAATTTCAAATATTTTTTAAAATTTCATTATTATCTATATATTCTATTAGATTTTCTAGTTCATTTAATATTTTATTATCAATATTAGATAAATTTATAAATGCTCCATTATTATTTTTCATAATATTATTATTAGTATCTTTCTTAAGTATTTTGTATATTTCAATATATTGTTCTGTATTCAGATGTAATGAATTTATTTTTGAAATAAGAGAATTTAATTTATCCATAAATATATATAAAATTTATTTTTTAAATAAAGTATTTCTAAATTTGTTCACATATAAGTAAAAATATTTTTAAATATTTCCAAATATTTTCTTGTTCTGATTCAGATAAAGTTAAATATATTTCTGATATTTTTATTTTACTATCAAATAAAGTATTTTCTATTGTTTTTAATATTTCACAATTATGATTAAAAATATCCTCCTTATATTTTAATAAATTATCTTCAATTAATTCTAAAGCATAATTATTATTAACATATAATGCTATATTTAATTTACTTTTATTTTTATTTAATTTATTAATAATATAATCATCATTAGTAAGTGTAGTTAAATATTCAATAAATTCACATACTTTTTCATTGAATAAATCTATAGACGGTTCCATTATTTATTATTAAATTATATTTATTATTAAATTATATTTTTTATGTATTTTAATGTATTTTAATGCGTATAATTCATAATTATTTTATTTCTATTTATTACATATGGAATATTTACTTATTTACAGTGATAAATGTAAAAATTCACAAATAATAAAAACTTATGAAATATTTAATAAAATAGATAAACTTAATATTGATAATAAAGATGAACTTAAATATTTACCTAAATATGTTAAATCTGTTCCTACACTTGTTACAAAAAAAAATGATAAAATTAATATTTTAAAAAATAATGATTTATTAAACTGGTTAAAAACAAATTCTAATAATAGTAATACAACATATAATGATAATAATAAAAAATGTGAAGTAGGTGAATGTAATACATTAGTAAATAACAAATTTTCTTCTGATTTTTCATTTATTGATAATAGTTCTGATAATTTATTAGAAACATTTTATAGTAGTGTTAATTCAAACACATTAATTAATACACCTAATAATGAAAATACAAGACAAAATAAGACATTAGATAGTGATTATGAAAAATTAATGAAATCTCGAAATGAAGAATTTAAATCTATTGAAAGACATTAAATACTTTTTATTATATTATCAATTTTTTTTATAAACCAAGATTTTTTTTTTGGATATTTTCTATCTATAAAATATTTTTTATACATTTTTTCATATATTTCTAATTGAGTGATTGTTATATCCATTTTAAATAAAAATCTAAACGGTAGTGAATGTGATAACATTCTTTTAGATAATCTTTTAGATTCATTTTTATTAGGAATCCACATACCTACCGAATCAAATGAATCTAGAATAGAAGATAAATGATCAGGTGAGTGCCAAGGATACCATTGTGTAGGAGACATAAAATATGGATTTTTTCTTATATGAAAATTTTCATCGTCTTCTAATGGAACCCATATGGTATTATATAATGCATATAAACTTGGATGAGGTGCTGGTATTATACCAGGAAATGGAGCATATTTTTTAATAACCCACATAAATACAATAAATCCTCTTCCGTGTTTATCAATTAATTGTTGTAGTTTTTTTTGTACTATATTTTGATTTTTTTTTTTCATTGTACTATTTTTATTTTGTGATGCTAGCATTTTATCTTGTATATCTTTTTCTTTATTTTTTAAATCTTGTTTTTCAGTTTCATCACTCATATTATCATACATAGAACCACCTATTTTAATATTTTTATTGTAATGTATATAAATATATAATAAAACTAAAAAAAATAATATTTTCATTATAATATAAATTCATATTTTAATTTATATTTAATTTATTTATTCTAATTCATCTTCACTCTTAATAATTTCATTATCTTCAACTATTTCATTATCTTCAACTATTTCATTATCTTCAACTATTTCATTATCTTCAACTGTTTCAATATCTTCAACTGTTTCAATATCTTCAACTGTTTCAGTATCTTCGATTGTTTCAGAATTTTCATTATTTACATTTAGTAAATCATTTAATTTTACAGTATTTAATTTATAAATTAAAACTACATATAATATAAGTAATAATAATGCTATTTCTAAATTATGTAATGAAGTATAAAATATAAGTAGTATTAAAAATACTCTAATAATATTATTATTTAAGAGTGTAATTATTTCCTTATTAAGTTTTAGATATATTATAGAAATAATTAAAATCATTTTTGCTAAAAGTAAAAAAGTATTGTTTTCAAATAAACTTTTTATCATATCAATATTAAACATATATTATATATTATATATTTTTTTTGAAATTTCTTTTGAAGAATTTTTTTGTTTTAACAACCTTATTAACTTCTTTACATTCTCTATTATCATATAAAAATTTTATTATTTTTTTTGTTTCTTCCTCATTTTTAAAATAAGCATTTAATAATTCAACTAATTTCTTTTTAGTAAAATTACTATATACTTTAGATTGTGAATATTTAATTTTACCTCCACCTAAATCTTCATTCAAATTTATATGATCTATATCTTTTTTTTTCATATAAGGAATTAAATCAGTTTTAGCTTTTTGAAGTTTCACTGTTATAGCTTTTTTTAAAGTATTTAGTTTTTCTATTTCATTTTCATATTTTACACATAAATTTACTAAATGTTTCATTTTTGCTATATCATCTACATGATTCACCTCTACCTCATTTTCACTACTATCAGTAGATAATTCGTTTATTGTATTTAAATTATCATATTCACTTTCTTCTTCGGTATTACTTTCATAATAAGACATTATTATTTACTATTTATTATTTTAAATTTATTATTTTAAATATATTATTTTTTTATTTTAATATATTGTTTTGAATATACTAATATATTATTTTGAATATGCTAACCTACCTAAACCATTAGAAATTTTAAGTATATTATAATTTAATGCATATACTCTAATATATGATTTTCTACTATTAACTGATTCTGGTGTTAATGTAAAAATTAAATTAGAAGTATCTACTTTAGAGAAATTACATGTTCCACTTGGCTGATGATCTTCTGGATATAAAGAAAATGAATAAACATTAATACCGGTGCTCGGTACATTACTATGATGTTGATATGGTTGTATAAAATTAAAATATTTACCATCTCTTAAAGAAAATCTATCATGTCCATTTATTTGTATTTTTGCACTTATAATAGGTGTTTTACCTTTATCATATAATGGTAAGTTACTATATCCAGATAATACAGAATTTGAATTAATCGAATTAGTTGTAATATTATAAAAACCTGTATTTGATAAAGCAGATGTATTAGAAGAATTTCCACTTGTTGCTTCTAATAATCCTGTATTATTATTTAATATAGAATTATCGGATATAGGTAAACCCCATGATATATTATTAGAATTTCCTCCACTCATACCACCCCCCATTGGATCATTAGGAGTACCACTAAAATATGTAGTGTCAATATGATCTGTATAATTATAAAATTGAGGCCCTCCAAAACTATTAGTATATGTAATATCAATATTTGAAAGAGGTTGAATAATCCAAACTAATTCTTTAATAGGATGATTAAAATTAAGTTTAGTTTTATTATTTTGTGTGTTTAATATTTCTTGACCATTAAATTGTAATTGTTCTATTAGATACTCATGTTCCTTTTCTGCAAAACTTCTTCTCTCTTCAGTATCTAGATATATATAATCAACAAATAATGAAGCATTTACTAATACAGGTGGCGATAATTGATATTTTCCTGTAGCCCAACAACAAGACTTATGATCATTTAATTCAACTATTATTTTAACTTCATCATATTGTAAAGCTATTAATGGTAAGGCTAATCCAGGATTTTTACAAAACCAAAATTGAAGTGGAATATATAATCTGGTTTCAGGTATTTCAGAAGAAGTTCTATCATCCGGATTAGCATTTCCTTGAACTACTTGAGTTAATCTAGGTACATTACCTACCATATTAGCATATCCATTTTGTTTTCCTGTTTTTTGACTAAGTTCATTCCAAATATGTAACCATTCACCATAATGTTCATCTATAATTTGTCCTCCAATTTCTATATAAACATTTTTTATTATATTATGACCTATCCAATTTAACCATCTAAATTTATTAATATTATCAGAAGTTGTATTACCACAGTCAATTTTTGGTAATATAACTGATAAATATATTTTATGAATTAAATCTCCATTTTTGGAAATTATACAATTTAGTTTTTTACCAAAATCTACACTACCATTAAAATGTTGTTCTATTGATTCCATTGAAAAGTTTGTATGTTGTTTATAAATCATTTTAAAAAAAGTTATTTGAGGGTTTCCAGTTAAAAATACATCTTGTTTACCTTTTACTACTAATTGCATTAAACCGCCACCCATATCTATATTTATTTATATATATAAAAATTTACTTAAATATATTTTATTGTATATAAATAAATAAAAATTATATTAATATATTATTATGAATTCTTCATTTAATTATAAAAGAAAAAATAGAAAAAATAATAAGAATTTAAATACATTAGATTATTTACATAATAAAAAAATTGAAACAATTAATAATAATAAAAAAAAACTAATAGCTTATAAAAAAAATAAAAATGAATTAGAGAAAAATTTAGAAAAAATACAAAATAAATCAAAATTAACTGAAAATGAATTAGATGAAAAATTTATATTATTAGATAAAATTGAAAATATAAATAAATGTATAAATTTTATAGAAAATAATAAAGAAGAAGAAGCATATTTATTAGATGTAGGAAATATCTTATTTGAATATTATAATGAAGATAATACTTCACATATTTTCACTAAAGATAATGAAGAAAATAAAAATACAAATATAAAACATAATTCCTTATTAAATTATTTTGATAAATCTATTTCAAATGATAATGTATCTACAAGAGGTAAATTATTAGATGAATATTTAAATATTATAGATAATACACACGAATCAAAAAAAAATAAAATTATAGAAGATACATTATGTCAGAAATGTAATAACAAGTTATCTATTAATTATATGGAAGGTATAACAGTATGTTTATCTTGTGGGGAACAATATAATATTCTTATTGATTCAGATAAACCTAATTATAAAGAACCTACTTACGAATCTAATTATTTTGCTTATAAAAGAATTAATCATTTTAATGAATGGTTATCACAATTTCAAGCAAAAGAAAGTACTGATATATCAAGTGAAATTATTGAAAAAATATTATTAGAATTAAAAAAAGAACGAATATTAAATGTAGCAAATATTTCTAATAATAAAATTAGAGAAATATTAAAAAAACTAAAATTAAATAAATTCTATGAACATATTCCTTATATTATAAACAAAATAAATGGAAAACCTCCACCTACAATCACAAAAGAAATTGAAGAAAAATTAAGATGTATGTTTAAGGATATACAAGGTCCATTTGAGAAACATTGTCCTAAATATCGTAAAAATTTTTTATCATATTCTTATGTAATTCATAAATTTATTCAATTATTATCTATGGATGATTTTTTAATTTATTTTCCATTATTAAAAAGTAGAGAAAAACTATATCAACAAGATAAAATTTGGAAAAATATTTGTAATGAATTAGGGTGGGAATATATTAATAGTATTTAACAATTAAATTGACCATATTCTCCAAAATCAGTAGTATTAAATGGTTCTAAAGTATTTGTACTATTTAAATCTAATTTTAAATCTTCATATTCATTTTTTTGTTTTTTTTTGTTATAATCAGTTTCACACATACTTTCCCATGGTTTTGTTATATTTTTTTGATTATCTATTTTATCTAATTCTTCGTTTTCTATTGTTTCTTCATTTTCTATTATTTCTTCACTTTCTATTGTTTCTTCACTTTCTATTGTTTCTTCACTTTCTATTGGTTCTTCATTTCTTGATTCTATTGTTTCTTCACTTTCTATTGGTTCTTCATTTCTTGATTTTATTGTTTCTGAACTTATATCTATTTTTTCTTCATTTAAATTTAATATATCTCTATTATTTACCAAAGGAGTTTTTGTATTATTTTCTAATTCATTTACTATAGTATTTATTTTATCTTGCTCTTCTTTTATTTTATTTTGAATATCTTTAATATTTTCATCTCCTCCATTCATTTTATAAGATGAAAACATTTTTTGTATGTAACTTATTATATTCATATTATTACAAATTAAAAAAACAATAAGTAATAGTAATAAACATATTATTATTATACAAATATTTATATTTTTCATTATATTATTATATAATATAATATAATTTAATATTATAATTTAAAACACGGATTTATTTAATATATAATATATTAAATATAATATGAGTAATATTCAATTAAAAAAATTTGATATGTCTTCTATAAAACCAGATAAAGTTATAGTTCTTATTGGTAAAAGAGAAACTGGTAAATCATTTTTATGTAAAGATTTATTATATTATCATAAAAATATACCTGTTGGAACTGTTATATCTGCTACTGAAAGTGCAAATTGTTTTTATGGAAATATTATACCTAGTATTTTTATTCATGATGAATATACACCCGAGGTTATTAAAAATCTTTTAATAAGACAAAAAACAGTTAAAAAACAAATGATAGATGATTTAAATAATAAAGGAGATACTAATATTAATCCTAATGCATTCCTTATATTAGATGATTGTTTATATGATGCTAGTTGGGCTAAAGATAAAAATATTAAAACATGTTTTATGAATGGTAGACATTGGCATATATTATTTATTATTACTATGCAATATCCGTTAGGTATCCCTCCAAATTTAAGAACTAATATTGATTATGTTTTTATTTTAAGAGAAAATATAGTTTCTAATAGAAAAAGAATATATGATAATTATGCTGGTATGTTTCCTACTTTTGAAGTGTTTTGTCAAGTTATGGATCAATGTACCGAAAATTATGAATGTTTAGTTATTAATAATAATGCTAAAAGTAATAGATTAGATGACCAGGTATTTTGGTATAAAGCTAATGACCATCCTTCTTTTAGAATAGGTGCAAATGCATTATGGACACATCATAAAAAATTTTATAATCCTTCACATGATGATAATGATGATTTTAAATCAAATAAAAAAAATTTTCAAAAAATAAATGTTAAAAAAATAAAAAAATAAATGCTAAATATATGAGTGGTTCTAGTTATAAATTAGATCCAAATTATATTCAAAATTTCAAAAATCATTTAAATAATTTAAATGATAATTCTTCTAGTATTATTTCAGATTTACATGATTTAGAAATTTTACTAGAAGAAATAAAACAATATAATAATAAAGGAATTGATATTTCAAATATTATTAATTTAATTGATACACATAATAATGATTTAAAATTATGTTTAAATGAAGTTTATATAAATA